GATTTTTGTAACCCCGAGTGTACCAATCAACAGTCCCCATAGGAAGCCCCTACGCCTGATTCGCAGGCTAGCGGTAAAGTTTGTGCCCACTTTGGTCTCCATGACATGCACTCCTCAACGTATCGTTGTGCTTCTTCTTGTTCTTCAACCGGTGCAATACAAGCCACAGCATCGTGGACTGTCAACACCACCTTGTACTTCTTGCCGATTCTGAGCATCTGCTCTCCCACGACCTGACGTGCTACCGCTTGACACACGTTCTCCACAACTTTCCCGCCGTAGATGTACACGGGTAATCCCTTAGAGAAATAGCGCCACTGGTCTTTGCCAGTCTTTTCATCAGTCACTTTGGCTAAGTCGGGGTACTGAATGAACAGCCCGCTAGGTAGGGTTAACCCTTTACCCGGAACCGCTTTGATTAGCCCCTGCTCGTCCACTTGGAGGCCGTTGCCTGTACGCAACGCAATCAGCGCCTCGTCTGCCCTACGCCACAACTCGGGTATCTTGTAGTAAGTGTTCCTGTATGCGTCGATGATGCGTTTTGCCTCAGCTTCGGTTACTTCAACACCGGCCTGTTGCTTGAGGAATATCTGTAACTTCTTGTGCCCAACGCCGTAGCCTGCACCAAGCACAACGGTCTTGCCGACCTGACGCTGACTGGCGGAACCAGTCGTAACTTGCTCGGGAGGTATGTTGTAAATCTGGCTAGCCATGAGACGGTAAACGTCCTGTTTATTCTCGAACGCTTGCACCAACTCCTGCTGACCTGCCAACCAAGCCAACGTCCGTGCCTCGATCTGCGCTGAGTCGCAGTCGATAACTACATGCCCCTTGGGAGCCTTGATCGCCTTCTTGATCTTGCCTGCGTTCGTACCGCGCGATGGTAGGTTCTGCAGGTTTACAGAATCTTGCCCAGACCACCGACCAGAGTGGGCACCGTAGTAACGCAGAGGTACAGGAAACTTGCCTCGAGTAGACATACCAATAAAGCGCTCAGTGCGAGTCTCCTCAATTGTTGTCTTGTTTCCAAGGCGGGCTGCGACAAGCATTTGGACTCGTGCATCAGGGTGCTCCTCTAGTGATTTAAATTCTTCGTCTGTTTTGGCAAACGCATAGGCTAGCTTGCCAGTGCGTAGGCTTGTCTTCATAGGCGGTACAACGCCGTAGTTCTCGAGTACCTTTGCAAACTTGTCGTTAGACATGAGTAGCTTCTTGATGCCATCCATGCCTTCGCTAAAGATTGCGTGTACATACTCGGGGTCAGCGTCTTTCAGCATGAAGTCCCGCACAGATTCCATCAGGGCTTCCTTGGCATCCTTCACGGCTTCCAAGTGGTCGACGAGTAGCGTCTTGTCTAACTCAAGCACAGGCTCAATGAACATACGCAGAGTCATGTCCATCAGTTTCAATTCTTGTTTAGGGAAACCCAGCGCCATGTATTTGTTGAACAACGTGTAAGTCAACTCGGTGTCGTTGATGCAGTACTCAGCGTAGCGCGCCAACTCCTCGGCAGAGAAATCAGCGTAGTGTTTACCCTTGGCATGAAGCACCTCGTCGCCCTTGGCTCCGATACCCATGCGTTCAGCTTGCTTGGCTAGGCCATGCGCCTTCTCGTGTGGGAACAAAGCTCGTGACATACCAAGCGTGTCGAACCAAGCCATAGGGTTTACACCATACAGCCAGTTGAGAACGGCACCATCGAACGCAGTGTTCTGCGCAACCACCATTGCATCAGACCAGTCGAACTCTTTCAGTATGCGTTCCACTTGCGGCTTGGGATACCAAACTGTTTCACCATTGTCCACCTTGATTGCAATACCAATCATCTCAAACTGAGGCGACCGCACATACTCCTCGGTAGGAATCTTGGTCAGAGAATACTCAGTTGAGTAGAAGCACTCAAGGTCAAGGGTTACAATTTTTGGCACATGCACTCCTTGATTACGTTTTCTAAATACTCGTAGTTATCCTCGCGGATAATCATCGGATGCCCCCCACACTTTTGTATTGCGTCAAGGTTCTTTAGTTGCAGGGCAGTTGCCGCGCCCCTACCCGCCTTGGCCTCAATAGCTACGAAGTGTCCGTTGATACAGCACAGGAAGTCAGGAACTCCACTGTTGCCGTAGCCAGTGCCAATAGGCATGGCGTAGTAGATGTTGTGGGCTTTCAAGATCGCTTTGATCTTGGCCTTGACCTTGGACTCAGGCGTCGCTGCCATCAATCACTTCCTCCAACTTGTATTTGTAGTGCAGGGCTTTACCTGCATCATCGCTACCATCTTTCCTGCCTTGACGCATGGCGTATTTGATGATGTTGCCTTTTAGAAACCCACGGAATTCTTCGGGGGTCAACACGGCTTGCATCACCGTCCATGGTTGGATTGCCATGTCTTTGTAGTGATTGCCACTAACTTGCATGTCGTCTGCGTTTGGAACCATTTCAATCATTTTGCTTCTCCTGTAGTAAAGCGTCATAGTACTGCTTGGGCATTGGGGCTTTCTTGTCGAGGGTTTCCCTCAACCACTCCAAGCCCCCAAGCTGCTTAAAAATAATCCACTGCTTGTCACTTAAACGTACGTATCGTACCTTTAGGGGGGCGGGGGGCTTTGGTCTTGGCATCTGTTAAAACTCTTTCATGCTTATTTGGTTGTCTCTCTTTGGCTCGGGCGAACGTACCGAATTGTTTATAGCCTAGGCCTTCTTCGTTCTTGATCTGATTGCTTGGGATCTTCGCACGAAAGTATGGGTCTTTCATAAAGATGCTTGGGCGGTCAACTTGCGCTAGCTCTTCCCATGGGGTAAGTACTGTCATGCTTCTCCCCTTGATCGTCGTGCAATCAACGCACTGTCACGCAGTTCTTTTCCAAATGCTAAACGCAACAAGTCAAGCCACGTAAATTCAACAATGTCACTCTCAAAAGGGCGTGATGTGAATTTCATTCTTGCCCCCTTGCTCGGATGGCTTCGGCACAGGCTTGAGCCAAGTTATACGGCGTTCCATCATTTGTCTGCTCGCAAACCTTTGCACACGCCTCACGCTCTTTCTCAATGGCTAAGTTAACCAAAAGAACCAAGTGCGGGGTTGATACAGTCCACGTTGTGTAGTGCGTGTTCTCTTCCACCACTTTGCGCAACGCCTTAATAATTTCATCTTGTGTCATTTCTTCATACTCCTGATGTAAGCGGAAAAACTGTTTATCGTATCTGGCCCAAATGCTTTGAACTTCTCGATCTCTTTAGCCACTTCTTCTAAGACTGTGTTGCGTTGTGATGGCGACACAAAAACGTCGTAGTGGTACGGCTGACCCTTCTTCATCTCAGCTTCATGCGCAATGCGCTCGAACTCGTCGTCTTCGTCTGTGTGTATCATGTGTTCTTCTCCTTGAGTTTGGATTCACGCCACTTCCCAATAAACCCCAAATTCTTTTGGCATTTTTGGCAGATTGCTTTGCAAGCCATCGTTTCGTTAACGCTCCCATCGTGTTTGCATCTTGATTGCTTCCACGCTTGTTTGATGTAAATACAACCAACAATCAACAAGAAAACGGAAAGTGCAATTAACCCAAACACATCTCCAAAAGTAATTACAAATACTGGGGTCATTTATTCTTCTCCTTTAGTTTGGCTTCAATGGCGCGGTAAATGTCTTCGGTTTTGTATGTGCCCATAAGCTGTACTTTAATTTCGTGGTGCAACTCCACTATCTCCTCATCCGTCAGCCCTACCCATGTGCGCTGTGCTACTTCTTTGCCACGATGAAGACCTGACATATAAGCAATCGTCAGTTCATCTGAATGGTCAGGCTCATCCTTCGCTTCTAGTGCGGCTTTAATGGCTTCTCTTTCAAACTGATAAGCATTGTCATTTCCTTTTTGTGCTTCATATTCCAACGCCTCCAATGCAAGGCGTAATGCTTCAGTCTGCGTCATGCTTTCTTCTTCCTTTAAATACAAACCCCACACCTGACCCAATGGTGTAAACAAAGGGCAGTCTTTGTCTGTGCTTACCATGCCGTTGCTTGGGTCGTACCATGCTATTGGTTTATCCATGGTTCTTCTCCTTGAGTTTGGCTTCAATGGCTTGGCAGAGTGCAAAGTGTTCAGTGTTTTGCGTAGTTAACTCCGCATCCATAATGTCTACGATCTCTACATCCGTCAGACCCACCCAAGGGCGAACATAGTCTTGAATGTCATCGTCATCGTCTTTCATGCTTGCCCCCTTGCTCGGATGATGTTGGCGCAGTCAGATGGTGTCGGCCATTTCTCGTCGGGCACAAGAAGTTTTTCGCACTGCTCCTCAAGCGAATCACAAACCTCGGCACACGCCTCACGCTCGGCTAGGATTGCGTCATCAAGACGCTGTTTAAACGCTCCAAGAACCCAGTCAACAAATACCTTGCCGCTCTCAGAGAGTTCGCCTTCAAAGTGCATCTTGCCTTCGTTAAAGTCAAACGTGCCAACTTGTGTGCCTTCTTTGTGGAAGCTCAACATGTAGTTTGGCTTGAACGCTGTAATGTTACATTTACTTATTGGGTAGTTAATGTCAGTAAATTCTTGTGTCATCGCGGTGCATCCTCGTAGTTGTCAGGGTTGAACTTCGGCTCTCGCTTGTCGTTCTTGTCCTTTGGGTTGGGGAATGGGGGGAACGGCCATGTCATACCGCCGCCGATTCTTGTTGTGCCTCGTAGCGTTTGAGTTCCGTATCCATCTGCACAATTAAGTCAGCCAAGTCAGACTCGAGCAAATGCACCTGCTTAACCCAACGGGCAACGGTTAACCGTAAGTCGTGCAAGAACTCTTCCTTCATGTGTTGGCTTGCCATTACCTCAGCCACCATGCGATACCCCCCACCGGAGTCACGATCAGATTGCAAGCTAACAAAAGCGCGAACATGTGTAGGGGTTGAGTCGCCCACAGTTATCTTACACTTTTGGATTAGCGACCTTGCTTGTTCTCTGCGAAATTGTTTAGCTGCTTCTGTATCGTCCCACTCAAAGTAGCGATGCAAGATGTTGGTCTCATCTTTGGCTACTGCAATCACATCATCAATCAGTAGCACGCCATTATTCTGACGCGCCATCTTCTCTAAGTACTTACGTTCTTCATTCATGATTTCTCCTTGTTAAAAATAAAAATGCCTGCCCTACCACTCCATGCCTAGTCGAGCCATACCTGCCATGCCATACCAGACCGCACCTTGCCTGTCCTCAACGCAACGGGCCTGCCTTGCCAAACTCCGCCACACCTCACTGCGCCTTGCCACGCCGTGCCTGCCTTACAAGGCCGTACCGCGCCATGCTATACCGAACCAAGCCCATCCTAGCCTGCCATGCCGTGCCTCGCCCGACCCCGCCTGTACATGCCGTGCCTTACCTGCGTTGCCTTACCCCACCGCGCCTCACCGTGCCTTGCCGTGCCTTGCCGGGCCCCGACGTACCTGCCTTGCCGAACCAAACCCGACCACTCCATACCTAGCCCTTCCCCGCCGAGCCACGCCTGCCGTGCTAAACCGAGCCTGACCGCTCCGAGCCGCGCCTATCCATACCTGCCTTGCCGAACCTAAGCGCACCACGCCGTGCCAATCCGAGCCTAACCTGCCGTGCCATACCCCGCCGCACCTGATCGTGCCCTGCCGGTCCCCGACGTGCCTGCCGTGCCCAGCCAAACCGAGCCTTGCGGTACCTTACCCCGCCGGGCCCAGCCTCGCCTGCTTCGGTGTTTGGATTATTTAATACCAAACTTGGCTTTGACTGCGCTTTCGTTAGCGCTCTCTACAACACGGAACAAACCAAACCCACATCCGGCACTAGCCTTACTGTCGGGACGACCTGCTCCGATACCTACTTGCAAACCGCAACGGCTCACAAGGTTAATTACATCTGCTGTTTTAAATTGATCCATGTCGAAGCGGACACGCAGTTTACACGCCCACTCTTTGTACATTGGACGAGACCGAACATCGACCACACCTGTTGCATTGCGAGTGTGCGCCGTATATGTATCGCTCTTACCATACACACGAACCAAAGGAATACCGTCTTGCTTGTCCCAACCATCGGCTTCAACAAACGTGGACAACTTAGCCAACGTCATCTTGAACCCAACCAATCGGCAAGCAGAGATCATTGCTGCCCTGAATGCGGCGGCATTCATACCTTCCCAGCCATCCATACTGCGGTAACGTGCGTCCTCCGCTTCCTTCTCGTAGTCACGAGCGTCACGTACCTTTTTGCTCTTAGACGACGGGCCTTCTTGCATCTTCGCCATTAGCTCAGCTTTCTTGCTGAAACGCTCGACAACCAAGGGGGCAATGCCCTCAAGGTACAAGTCGATTGTTGCAAACTTAGGAGGAGAGATTACATAACTAGTTTCGATTTCTTTGGTAGCCATTTTTTACTTTCGTTGATTTAAATTGAACGGGTTTTATACTGCGTCAAGTTCGGTCAGTATTTGATTAGTGATTTCCCGCACGCGGCCTAACGCATCTTCAAGATCAGCCTTGTGTTTGAAATCATTTGTGATTGCCAGTTTGATATTAGCTAAAGCCCTGTACATCTGCGGTCCTTTGACTGCGTACAAAAGCTTCTCTTCATCGTCTGGGTAGTTAAACTCTAGTACGGCTTTCATTTAGATAAGCCACCAAAGTATTGATGCAGCTTGCAATACAACTCATGAGCGTCACTCAAACTGACCGTGTCCAAGACAATCTGAACGTTAGTGCGCACGGGTACGTCAATCAACCTATTCATACCGATACTACCCATCGCTTCCGCCGCTGCCGCTAATGCTTCCTTGCTTGGCTCCCTAGAAGTTATAACCTTAGAAGTTTTCACCTTCTTCGCCTTGTTCTTCAGCGTAGTAACAGCCTTAAGCGGTCTGTACTCTGTTTGATTGGGGCGTAAACAACCTGAGCTATCCGCCCAAATATGCCCCTGCCTTAGCATTTGGCTAAGTAAGGAAGTTGTTGATGCTTTCTTAAACCCCTTGGCTTCTAGCATGCGGATGTATTGCTTTTTGGGCAAGCCCGGCTCGTCACGCACGAGTTCAAATGTTGCACGAGATGTATTGGTAGTTGTTGTAAACACGGTTGTTTCCTCAGTTGTTTTTGGTTCGTCCCACGATTGCAGTATCTTCTGCATTTCTGTTTGTATGTCAGGCATCGTCATCCTCAAATAGGTTAAGTTGTTTTGGGTCAGGCATCGTGTGCGCTAAGTCTTGCATGTCACGCAGGCGCATCTCTAGCCTCTCAGAAAGAACTTTGATTAACCCTGAATGCCCATCGGCAAACCGGATTAGTTCTTCGTCAGTCAAGTTGTCGTAATTCATTTAAGCTCCATAAAGTTAATTAAGTTTCCGTCATCGTCAGTTGTGAACCAAACGATGTTGTCAGGGGGAGGCACCATCACCCGCTTCAGATGCCCACCCACAGTTGCTACGTCCCTGATTCTTGCTAGCCATTCAGGTAAGTCAGTCACAAGACCACGAGATGCAGTCTCATGCCCATCACGCCATTGCTTGAGCGTGTAGTCGTGCCCTCGTTCTTCGTATCTACATTCGTACATAGGATTGTCTTTGTGATACCCAAGTTTGTGCTCTAGCATGCGAAGTGCGTCAGACTTCGCTCGCTCATGTCTGTCTGCCATGTCTGTAATCTCAGTTACCAGACTCTTCACTTTCCCCATCATGTATCCCCCAATCAAAAGCACCTAAGATCTCGTCCACCTTTTGTTTTGTGATTGCACGAGTGCTGTCTTCTTCCCGCAATTCTTTAGGTGTTACCCCAGACAATACCTCCTCAAGCTTACGTGAAGCTTTCGTCAATGCAGGGTCGTTCGTAATATTCATCACTTGCAACAACTCACACAAGTCAACGGCATTGGTGACAGTCGTGTCGTGAAACGTACGCTTCTTGCCATCCTCATCCACAGTCAAGCGATCACTCAGCTTACTGATAGCGTTATACAAACGAGTCCATGAGTCTTGGTTAGCCGCCTTCAACTTAGCGTCAAGCTTGTCTTCGTAGTCTGCGATCAGTTGGCGTTGTACCTCACTCTCAACATCAAGTCGGAAGTCACCACCGGTAGGCAAGGGAGTGAACGATGCCTCCATACGAAAGCGCTGTGCCACCTTGCCCCTGCTTGGATACTCGCTACGATCAAACAAGGTACCGAGTTGGAACGCCGCCCCTGCCACGAGTGTCTCGTACTTATCCAAGAACGCATCGACAAGCCTGTCAAACTCACTGCGGTGTCTACCCATAGTCTGCTGATACTCAAGCAGTGCTGCAGTGGGCAACAACCTTGCACCTTGGTCATTCCAAGGGAGCGTCAAGCGATAGTGTTCAGCACGAGCACGAGCCTGAAACTTAGTGATGGCCTCCAACTCTTTGCACTCAGCAAACAAGTTCTTGTACACCGATGCCGCCTTCTTGGAGCCTGACCCCTTGGC